TGTCTCCTTCCTCTACTACCAAGCCACAAACCATTGCCAATGCTGGCAACGGTGCTATCGTACAAGGACGCCCAGATGATGTGAGTGTGATTCAAGTCGGGAAGACTGCTGACTTCCGTACCGCCTATGAAATGGCGCAGCAGTTGTCTAACCGAATCTCTGATGCATTCATGGTTCTGAATGTCAGACAATCTGAGCGTACTACAGCTGAAGAGGTTCGCCTTACTCAGCTAGAACTTGAACAACAACTGGGTGGCATGTTCAGCCTGTTGACTGTTGAGTTCCTCAAACCTTACCTTGATAGAACCATGATGGTGCTGCAACGTAATGGTCAACTACCTACTTTACCTAAGGGTATCATCCGTCCACAGATTGTGGCAGGTGTTAATGCTTTGGGACGTGGTGCTGACCGTGAAGCACTTATCATGTTTATCACTACGATTTCCCAAACGATGGGACCTGACGCTATCCAGCAGTACGTCAACACTGATGAGTTTATCAAACGTCTTGCTACCTCTCAAGGTATCGATGCCTTGAACCTGGTTAAGAGCATGTCCACTGTAGAGGCAGAGCAAGCTGCTGCCCAAGAGGATGCGATGAACATGGAGCTGGCTAAGCAAGCAGGTCAATTCGCTAGCGCACCGCTGGCTGACCCATCTAAAAACCCAAACCTCGCTGAAGGATTAAATGACAACGCCGACTTCTCCGCAGAAGCGGACTCGATCCCGGAAACAGCAGGAGTCTAAGGTTGAAGTAGCAGAGAACACTCTGTCTAAAATGGAAGGCAAGGAAAATGCTCCCACCATTACGGTGGAGACAGCTGAACCTGGTCCGGATGCAAAACCGAATCAGATCTTGCCCTCCATGAAACCACTTACCGACAAGTATGCACAAAAGCCGAAAGCCGGTACTCCTACTCTGGGACGTTCACCCAACTACGTCACAAAAGTTGGGTTAGGAAAACTGAAAGTAACACACGCGCATGGCACAACTGACGTATGATCCCACTCCTGCTGACCAGCCTGAGTTTAATGAGGCAGAGCAAGAAGCTCTAGCCATTGGTGAAGCCCAAGCTCGGGCTGAAGAGCAGGTCTACGCTGGTAAATTCAAAGATGCTGAAGCTCTTGAGCAAGCATACATTGAACTACAAAAGAAACTTGGAGAAAACAATGGCGAAGAAGAGCTGCGGGACGAAGCGCCCACCGAAGAAGTAAAAGAAGAAGAAGAGCCAGACTTACTTGAGTCTGCTTACTCTGAATTCAATGAGAAAGGCGAACTCTCTGATGAGACGATGCAGAAGCTGACCGCCATGGATAGCAAGGAACTAATCCAAGCTTACATGGAATCTCAGTCCATGGATCGTGGTCGAGAGATGACCCCTGCCGAAGTAGAAACTGTCTACAAAGCTGCCGGTGGTCAAGAACAGTATGGTAGGATGATGGAGTGGGCAACTAACTCGCTCCCTGAAGCCACTGTAAACGCCTACAACAACGTTGTGGATCGTGGTGACCCTGCTGCTATTCAGCTCGCCTTGGCGGGCATTGCAGCGGCTTACAGGGACACCTTTGGTTCAGAGGGAACCACCCTAACAGGCAAGCCTGCGGTCAATAAGCAGGATGTCTTCCGCTCTCAAGCAGAAGTTGTCCAAGCTATGTCTGACCCTCGTTATGATAGGGACCCTGCTTATCGGCAGGACGTTTTCAACAAACTCGAACGTTCACCCATTCAATACTAATGACTTCAACCACCGACGAATTTGGTCGTCAAAATATCTTTGCAAAAGAACCTCCCATTATCATGACTGATCATCCCTATGGCGTTCCTCATAACGAGCGCGCTGAAAAGCTCAACGGTCGCGTTGCTATGCTTGGCATCATGGCTGCTTTTATCGCTTATGCGACCACCGGTCAAATCATCCCAGGAATCTGGTGAATAGGTTTTACTTATTCTCTAAGAAATCCTGTGGACCTTGCGCCCTTGTAGACAAATACTTCAAGGGTGTTAAGGATGACCGGATCAGCCAAGTTCAAAAGATTGACTTGGAAGATGCAGGTCCTCTTCCTATTCCGGAAGAGAATCTCCGCCTTGCTAAATTCTATGATGTCACTGCTACACCAGTGTTGGTAATCACCGACAAGGACGGGCGTCCTCTCGATACCAAGGTTGGTGGCATGGCAATCACGCAAAACATTCGTTCATTGCTTGAAGAATATGGCACCGAAAAAGAAACCAGCGACCAAGCAACGTCTTGATAAGTCCTGCTGGAAAGGCTACAAGAAAAAGGGTACCAAAGTAAAAGGTGGTACCCGTGTTAACAACTGTGTAAAAAAGTAAACCACTAATTTTTAATCATGAAAACTGCTATCCTCTCTGCTGCCGTTCTGTTCGCAGCTGCTCCCGCTTTCGCTGGTCCCTACGCTAACATCGAAGCCAACAGCGGCTTCACTGGTTCTGACTACACCGGCACCAGCACTGACTTTCACCTGGGTCTCGAAGGTTCCTCTGGCGCTGCTGCCTACTACATCCAGGGTGGACCCACTGTTGTGTCCCCTGATGGTGGCGAATCGGAAACCATCCTGACTGCTAAGCTTGGTGGTTCTGTGGCTGCTGGTGAGAAGCTCTCTGTGTACGGTGAGATCTCCGCTGCTTTTGATGACGTGAACAACTACGGTTCGAAAGTTGGCGTGAAGTACGCCTTCTGATAAGATAGGTTGAAACGGGCTGGACTGGACAAGCGCCTTGCCAGCCCTAATTAAAGTGCGCTCATACTTGCTGTAAAAAAATAATGAACTACTTTAATGACCGCTTCAATCTCTCTTAAAAAACAGAATAACATTTGGAATGACTTTTGTGAGTGGGTAACCTCCACAAACAACCGTCTTTACGTTGGCTGGTTTGGAACTCTGATGATTCCGACGCTCCTTGCAGCCACAATTTGTTTCATCCTGGCGATCATCGCCGCTCCTCCCGTTGACATCGATGGAATCCGCGAACCCGTTGCAGGTAGTTTCCTGTACGGAAATAACATCATATCAGCCGCCGTCGTTCCGAGCAGCAATGCCATCGGACTACACTTCTACCCAATTTGGGAAGCTAATTCACTTGATGAATGGCTCTACAACGGTGGTCCCTTCCAGCTCGTCGCATTCCACTTCCTCATTGGCATCTATGCTTACATGGGACGAGAGTGGGAACTTAGCTATCGACTAGGCATGCGCCCTTGGATCTTTGTTGCTTACTCTGCTCCGGTCGCCGCTGCGACTGCTGTCTTCCTGGTTTACCCGTTTGGACAAGGCTCTTTTTCTGATGCTATGCCCTTGGGGATATCCGGCACCTTCAACTACATGCTCGTTTTCCAGGCTGAGCACAATATCCTTATGCATCCTTTTCACATGTTGGGTGTTGCCGGCGTATTTGGTGGGAGTTTGTTCTCTGCTATGCACGGTAGCCTGGTCACATCTTCGCTCGTTCGTGAAACGACTGAGCAAGAGTCACTCAACTATGGTTACAAGTTTGGTCAAGAAGAGGAAACCTATAACATTGTTGCTGCTCACGGTTACTTTGGTCGGCTTATTTTCCAATATGCCAGCTTTAATAATTCCCGTAGCCTTCACTTCTTTCTGGCTGCCTTCCCTGTGGTTGGCATCTGGTTCGCGGCGCTAGGCGTCAGCACCATGGCGTTCAACCTGAACGGTTTTAACTTTAACCAGTCCCTTCTGGACTCCCAAGGACGTGTTGTCCGTACTTGGGCTGACATTCTGAACCAGGCTAACCTTGGTTTCGAAGTCATGCACGAGCGGAATGCTCATAACTTCCCGCTTGATTTGGCAACTGCAGAAACCACCGCTGTAGCACTTACTGCTCCTTCGATTGGCTAATCATGGCATACACTTCGCTCACTATTACTTACAGTGGAACGAAAGCAGGTGAAACGGACGGCACTTTGTCGTCTTCTTTCATCCCTGCTTACCCGCAGTACACTACTTCAACTACTTTTGATGAAGCATTCTATTGGTCCCGCCAACAGCAATGCAATGAGCTGATTACAGCAACGTAAATCTGGTGATCTTGGGGAGGTTCGATTCCTCCCTTATGTCTTACGGCTTTGAGCCTCTACGGAGACAACTCACTGCCTAACCGGTTAGGTATGACCTCAATAATACCAACAAAAAATTTTTTCTATTCGAATAGTAGCTCATCTTTAACTTTTTTTATTTAAGACAATGACTGCTCAAGGCGTAACGGGTAACGTAAACTATACTACGATGACCCCAACCCCCGGTGGTTCGATTAACTCGGATCCCCAACTAGCCCTGTCCCAGGGTTATGCTGATGGCTCCGTCGCTGCTGGCGAAAAGTATGCGACTTACCTAAAGCTCTTCAGCGGAGAGATGATCAAAGCGTATGAAAGCGCTTGCATCTTCAAAGACACTGTGCAGAACCGTACCCTCCGCAACGGTAAATCTCTGCAGTTCATCTACACCGGTCGCATGACCGCCGACTACCACGTCCCTGGTACTCCTATCCTGGGCGATGGTAACCCTCCGGTGGCTGAGAAGACCGTGCTGATGGATGACCTCCTGGTGTCCTCGGCTTTCGTGTATGATCTCGATGAGACCCTGGC